GTTCACACCCTTTACTCTAAAGTCTACTATACCAAAGGTTTTGGCTAGATCTATGAGTTCCCCCCTCTGCAGACGTTCACACCCCTTACCCGAGACCTTTAGGGATTTCATTTGATTCTCCGACAAGTTACGCTTTTTGTATACACGTTTGACTCTCATGTTTTTAATAATGGCTTTGGCTTTGGGTTTGGCTTTGGCTTTGGGTTTTGACTTTTTGATGGCATCGTCGAGTGGACCAGTTACCTGAATATTACCAGCCTCGAATGCTTGTGTAAGCATCTGAGCTGTAAGCGTATAAGCTTCTTGTAAAACTTCAGGAGTTTTAGCACCTACTATCTGCACATTCCCAGACCTACTTATATTTAAAGTGTGATCGTTTCGTAATACATAAAGCATGGGGGAGAGCTCAGGCTCATAAGATACAGCACCATGTTGACGCAACTGAGTGGCTAGACCCTGCATATTGCATACACCATTTATCTTAAATTGACCACTGAGGTTGTTATAGGTAAACGGATTGTAAAGGAACTTTTGGCGTTGAGTATAAGAATTGACAATAAATCGCCTAATCAATTCGGCTTGATTCGCAATGTTAGATCCAATGGTCAAAAAACCACCAGAAAATCCAATCTTCCCATTTTTAAAAATATTGACCCGAACACGCTTAGTCTCTACGTCGTCAGATATACTGCACATGAATTGCACAGTGAAGTATTTTTTATTTATATCACCTTTGGCACCATTTTCCCTCGTGTGAGAGAAGCCCTTTGTCATGGAACCATAACGTCCTATCGCTTCTTGGGTGTCAAGATAAAGACCCTGACCAATCGGTGTCTTACCAAGGGGTACTTTCAAAAGTATATTTTTAAGATCGATCACGTCGACAGACTGTCCAAACCCAGAATCTACATTGGCATTAAACAAACCAGGTTTTAACTTACCTATCTCGAGGGGTGACACAGTAGGGGTAGGAAATGGGGCAAGTATATCACGCATCGTGTTTTTGTTATTAAGCATTTTATTGATATTATTAAACTCATTCCCTAGAGGTTCGTTACTGTTACTATTTTCAAAGCGTTTGAAAGCACCCGTTGGTTTGGGAGACTCCTGTCGTTTTAGCATATTCAATTCTAATTCTCTCGCAAAATTATTATTCGAGTTCGAGTTTGAGCCTGAAGGTTGCAAGTCGACCCCAGATCGTCTTACAAATTCCTTGACTGACTGGCTCATATTACTATACATAAATATTTTTTTAGTGATTGTTACCGATAGTAAGTTCATCCTCGATGACGTCCACACCATAGAACACGGGTTGGGTTGGATACGCCCGACCCTTATAGGTCACCGCTGTGACTTGGACTGTGATTCCATACGCACTGAAGGGTCCAACATAGAAATCGGGGTTGAACAGGTCCGGTTTCTTACCCTTCAAACTCCTAGCGCAATGAGAGTTGTAAGCCTGAACAAAAATGTCTTCTGGGACGTATTTCTCCTTCGCTTTGACAACACGAATCGAGTTGAGGAAGTGATGAAGTGTGTTCGCCACCATTGCAACCTGATTCTGGATAGCTAGGAAATATTTCGGAACAACTCTCCAAATGTCGCGGTTACTGTATTTACCAGAATATTCCAAGTAACCACGGATACATTTTTGTAAGATAGCTGGGAGTTCAGCCTCCAGCTTCTTATCCATGTGTGGATCTGCCTCCTGAACCTGCTTTGTAAAGTTCCAGGGGAGAATACGACGGAGAACAGAACCCGACTTATCGTTCCAATTGGGGACCTCATTCCCCCCCAAAATACCAGGAACCTTCCAATTTGGTAAAGAGACCGCCTGTTTGTTCTTGATATTTACTGCGATACCCTCACCCGATACGAGTGACTGAAATTCAGCCTGTTCCAAAGCTAGATCACCTTTTACTTCTGGTGCGACGAATAAAAACGCGTCTTTGATAGCAGAAAGACCAAACTTTCTTTCAATGTTGTTACCCAGTGTTTTTACATCACTGGAATCGTAAAATTTCTGAAACACGTTATTGATGAGAGTAGATTTACCAGACCGTGCGATACCCTTGAAGAAAGGAATAAACTGCCACTTGTCTAAATCACCGACATCATAACAAAGACGACCCCCGACAACGTATGCCCACTTACACACATCCCTCTCAAACTCCTGATATTTCAAGATTTTATCGAAATTGGGTGTGGGAATGTCATACCAATCCTCAACCCCAGAATAGTCGACAAATTCCTGTTCAAAATACTTGCAGGAAATAATCGTAGGGTCTAATACCCTAAAATCGGCACTATCGTATGGATAGAATTTACAGGTGGGATGACCGTCGTTTTGGGGTCCATCCTCTTTACCGATGAATACCCCATTCTTGAAAGACCACACCTGTCGTCTTTTCTCGATGACAGGGAACTGCGGATCGATGCAGTTGGTCAGATGATTCGTAACATCCCTGTATATGTTTCCCTTGCTTGTAAAGTTTTTCCAGTTGTTGAACTCGTCATCTTTAGGTGCGAGAGAATAAATGAAGGAGGAAATTTCAAACTTAGGAAGCCAAGCTCGTGTCCCAAACCCACTGGATGTCTTGATTTCTTTGTAACAGTAATCCCTGTAACGACGATATCCACACTTTTGGGCTTCTTCGAGGGAGTGAATGATACATTTTTGATACGCCGAAGAAGATTCAATATCATCTTCGTCCATCGCGCAGGGGTCTGTAAAAGAACTTATGAGAGGTTGAGCTGTTGGATTCACTACACGTTCAAATGCGTTGTAGTGTCTACGAACATTATCGTAACCATCCTTCAACTGTTTCACCACGTTGTTCACCCGTTTAAGTAGGGTAATACCATTCTCGTCTTCCTTGGATTTAATACCAAGCTCACCCATTCGCTTTCTCAGTTCCATTAGATAACGTCTCTGTCTTTCTTTCGCACCTTTTATGTCCTTGATCATGATTCTCTCTGCCATTGGGTTGTTATTACTGTCCCAGCTATCCTCGTGTAGGAACTGTCTATAACCAAGCTCCCGAGAATTTCTAAAATCAGCCGCCCTGAGATCCCACACATATTCGAAAATTTCTATTACTTTATAAATCTCATCTTCTTTCATCGACTGGATTGGCCGTGTCTGCAGTTCCATTACTGCATCGAATCTATTCGGCTCCTTATCGATGAAGTGGGTTGCCTCCATTTATAATACATATACTTTTTCTCTCTAATTGATTTTTCAATTTTTAATCTCACTCAAAATTTTAATTAGTATTTTATTTTGGGTCTGGAGTTGTTGACCGATTGTTACCAGCGCGGTGCAAATGGTCTCGCCATCTTCAGTCGCGAGAAGTGAAGTCATTAGGGACACGAGATCCACTTCTTCCTCATCTTCAATTTCCATGAGCTCGTCATCAACATCGTCATCTGTAGACAATTCGAAATCCTCAGTTTCGTCTTGGGGAATAATTTCACCTTCCTCGAGATCTTCAGGGCGAATGGACATTTTATGTAGACCGAGATAAATTTGACCGCGGAAAGTCGCAGTTGTTATCCAGATTTATTTTCTCCGCGTATAGTACAAAAACTCTCAAAATGGCTGGTGGTCTCATGCAACTCGTCGCCTACGGCGCCCAAGACGTCTACCTTACCGGTAACCCCGAGGTAACATTTTACCAGGCCAAGTACAAGCGCCACACGAACTTCGCGATGGAGAACATCGAGCAGACCCTCAACGGTAACGCCGGCAACTCCGGCCGCGTCTCCGTGACTGTCGCCCGTAACGGTGATCTCGTCGGTGACATGTATGTCGAACTCGAGTCCAACGCCGCTACCGGTGGTGGTGCTTGCTGGGTCGCCGAACGTGCGATCGCCTCGGTGGAACTCTCCATCGGTGGTCAGCGTGTTGACAAGCAATACCAGAAGTGGTGGAGGCTCTACACCGAGCTTCACCTCGATGAAGCCAAGAAGGCTACTTACGGTAAGCTCACCTCCGCGGTTGGCACCAGCAAGGTGTTCCTGCCCTTGATGTTTTTCTTCAACCGCAACCCCGGTCTCTACTTGCCTTTGATCGCCCTGCAGTACCATGAAGTGCGCATTGATTTCGATTTGGCCAGTGACATGGAAACCTACCTCAACAAGGGTGTCTTCAAGGTGTGGGCCAATTATATCTATTTGGATACCGAAGAAAGGCGCCGATTTGCGCAGAAGGGCCACGAATACCTGATCGAACAGGTGCAACATACGGGCGTTGACACCGTTGATGCCGGCACCGTCGCAAACCCCGCCACCAAGCAGATCCGCCTCTCCTACAACCACCCCGTTAAGGAGATCGTGTGGTGCCTCTCTGGTTCGGGTGCTGATTCCTTGTGGAACTTCGGTAAGGCTGCTGGTTCGGCGACCAAGGTCGTCCTCTCGTCTGGTCCCAAGGACGTGTCCACCACTGTCGGTGACGGGGCGCTCCCCATCTCCGCCGCTACCGGTGCCCCCGTTGTTCTCACCGCGGGTCACGCCGATCGTGAGGCTTGGACCGAGGAAGCTCAGGGTGCCATGTCCACCTTCAAGCTCGTCCTCAACGGCCAGGACCGCTTCAAGGAGCAGGGTTCCAAGTATTTCAACCAGGTCCAGCCCTTCAACCACCACTCTGGCTGCCCCTTCCCCGGTGTCTACGCCTACTCCTTCGCGCTCAAGCCCGAAGAGCATCAGCCCACGGGAACCTGTAATTTCTCAAGGATCGACAACGCACAGGTTGCCATCACCACCGCCGCGGCGGGTGACGCGACCAACCTCCACATGTTCGCCACCAACTACAACGTCCTCCGCATACAATCTGGAATGGGCGGGTTGGCTTTTAGCAACTAATCTGTTGGCTTCGGTCTGTTAGTAAACGGAGTCGGGGTGGACCGCAAATTTCGTGCGCGTGATTTTGACATTGTTAAGGTTATGGGTTGGGAATTGCTGCAGCGCCTCCGGCGTGCTTCGTGGAATGAGCTTGTCTCGAAATTTTTGGTCGAAACAATTCCCGGAATTTTTGGAAAAAAGTTAGTGAGCCAAGCCCCGACCAGTGTTTTGCCGCCACGTGGATTGCGTGTGCGTGATTGACCCCGTCTAAATGTCTACCCATGTTTTACAATTAAACCCCTTTTGGGAGTCAAAAAATATAAAAATCGAAATTTTAAGATGCTCAAATATCTTAAAATTCTCGACTATCAAGTCATTACTCGTCGCACAAGCGGAGCTCTGG